TTGAAATTAGACGTTTAGCCTCTTTAAGTTGACCGTTTAGTTTTTCTATTTCTTTTTCTAAATCAACTACGGTTACCTCTAAGTTTTTAACGTACTGCTCTAACTCATTTTCGTACGACATACTTAACCCCCTGCTTCTCGGTGGGAAGCCATTAGGCTTCTCAAGGCTTCAAGTCTGCTTCTTACTGAAAGCAATGCCTGACGTGTTGCGTCGTGCTTTGCTTTTGCACCTTCCATTGCCAATCGCTGTGGTTCAGTCTCAACGGTAGCAAGGTCAGATGCCATGTCGGCAGTAATCTTTATACCATCTTGAGTGCCCTCAAACCGTGCCGACAGACGGCTTTTTGCAAAGGCAATTTCATATACCGCTTCTGCATTACCAAACTCGTCCGCCGTTACAGCGAATGAAGAAGTTAGTTCCTCTATCTGATTGATAGCGTAACGCATTGTTTCTTCAATGCGCATGTAACTAAGCGGAATTGAGTAATTGGTTTTTTCAGACATAATTAAAAACTGTTGTCATCCCAAGGTGCGTTGTTTGCGCTAACAAGTTTCTCATTCTTAGAAATGTTTACAGTTGCAAAGCGAAGCAATGCTCCAACCTCATCTGCAACAATTTCAACAGCAGTTCCCTTAGTTCCATCTTGTTTTTCGTATTGACGAATTTCAAGACGGCCGGTGACAATGGCACCAGAACCCTTAGTTAATGATGTGTGAATGTTCTCTGCTGTCTTACCAAAGGCAAGAACATCATAGAAACTTGTTGTCTCTCGTTCTTTGGCGCGGTAAGTAGAAGCAATGCCAAAACGCACGCTTGCCAAACCACTGTCATTAAACTTAAGTTCAGGGTCCCTTGTAAGGTTCCCGCTAACGGTAACAATTGAATTCATTTTTATCTCCTATTCTTGAAGTGATTGTAGGTGTTCAATTACTGCTTTTGCTTCATCGAAAGTTAATGATTCAAGGCTTTCGACTTTACGATTAATAATTGATTCGATTGCTTCATACTGTTGAAGGTCATCCCAATTAAGTGACTTGTGAGAGATAGCCCAAATCATTCGAGTCATCTTTTCAGTTGCCAAATTTCCTTGTGGTTTCACAGGTGGCTTGCCCGCTGCTTTTGCAACACTCTCACCAAGGGTTGGTGCAGTTGCTTTTGGCATTGGCTTTACCGCTGACTGCATTGAGGCCTGTGTAGAAGCGTTGCCGTCGTCATCCTCATCCTGAACCATGCCGCAAACGGCTAGAATTTGATACCTGCGCGCATATGTCACGCTTGAACCTAATGCCTGGGACGTATCATCTTTGCCTAAGTGCAAGCGCATGTCTTGAACAATGTACTGACCCGATGTGTGCATTAGATACGTTGTAAGAAGGTCACGACCATCTTGGTCTACGCCAATAAATTGACTAATGGAAAGACCATTCTTGGAAAGAATTGGTACTGCCGCTGCCATAACTTCTGGCAAAGGTGCATACTTACTTTTAAAAAACGGGTTAACAGAACTTTTTGGTACAGCAGAGAACTCTCCCTGTGCTTTAGCCAGTGCTGTTGCTAATTCATTTATCTCATTACTCATTGTCATACTTTATTTCCTCTCTCTATAAGCCTTTCATTAAGGCAATCTATATAATAACACTTATTACAAACTTTGTCAAATAACATTATTTATTAACCGCCCTAAGCGTTCTTGCTCCGGGGCGAACCTTTTTAAACTGTTCAAAAATCTCCGGTGCTTCTTTACGAATTCGGTCGGTATCAAGAGACTCTACTTCTTTGCCCGATTTGTAGGAAAGAATTGGATTACCGTCAACAGTAGCAAACTCAGCGTTGCCAATCATTTCAATAACTTGAGCGCGCAAAGCCTTGCGCCTGGAGTCTGCCTCATCAGCAAGGGCTTTTGCTTCATTAAATTCAGACCAAATCTCTGCCAACACAGCGCCACCTTCAAAACCCTTACCGCTTTCGTGGCGTGGATAACGTTGTTGAAGTGCTGATTCGGTTGCATCGCTTCCATCGGTAGCGGGAGCAACCTTGGTCTCAACCAAATCCCAAAACTGTTGCTCTGCAATGGTCATGTTCTCTGCAATGTCAGCATCCCATTGCATCTCACGAACCTGCAATCCTTGACCGCCAATTAGTGCCGCAAATGTAATGTTTTCCCAGCCAGTTACAACGCCGTAGTGATACGCCTGAAGCATGTAACTTTGCGGAATTCCATTGTAAGCCCAAGCGCCAAGTGAGCCCGGCGAAGCAATGCCGGCAGTCTTAACTTCAAGAATGCCTAGAACCCCTGGTGGTTCATAATCAAAACGCCAAGTTTGAACCTCGCCGGCAGGAAATTCCTCGGTAGGTTCAACGATTACAAAGTCAAGGTTGGCAAACATAAACTCAAAATTTTCGGTCTTGGATTTAAGAATGACAGGCCACTCTACGACTGCCTTGTTGTAATCCTTGGCAAACTTTTCAGCAATGGGGCGTTCAAGAATGTGACCCCATTCGGTGGCTTCGTTGCCAACAAAATCACGCTCAATGGTTCCAGTCTTTTCAGCCCACAACGCATAAGCAGATTTGTATTTATTAACACCGCAAACAGTACCGGCATCACTACCACCAATACCGCCTTCACGTGCCTTAAGCCACTCTTCTTCACTCATGTCCCATACTGGGATAATCTCTACTTTATTCATATCTACCCTTTCAATTTAATAGTCCGGGCTACCCCGTCCTGGAAATCTAATACGCCTGCTTCTCTAAGTTCTTGACAAATCTCAAACAAATAACCAAGGGCAAGACCGGTGACCTCAGAAAGGTCTCGGTAACTTGGACCGTAGTCATGTTTAGTATACCAGTTCTTAATAGATTTTACAATTAACTTTTCGCTTTCAACTTTAGCATTAATCTTCTTCATTGTCAATTACCTCAATTGGAGTTTTTTTAATGTGGTTTATAACTTGCTCGTATAATTCTTTATAAAGTTCTGGAGATTCTTCAATCTTTGACTTGGCTTTTGAACGACCGTTGGCAAACTGCTCGCCTTGATAGTAAATCCAAGCACCAGATTGACGTAGAACACCAGAATCAATGGCGCAATCCAATAAAACATTGGCCTTTGGAACACCAACGCCATACTCAAGGTCAAACTCTGCTTGACGAAGTGGTGGTGCTACTTTGTTCTTTACAACTTTTACTCGAGTGCGGTTAGCAGTTGCTTCCTCGCCCTTCTTGATGGTTTGAATACGACGAACGTCCAAACGCACTGATGCGTAATAAGGCAAAGCCTTTCCGCCCGGCGTGTACTCACTTGGACCATACATTTTACCAATAGATTCACGCAATTGATTAATAAAAATAACAAGCGTGTTGGTCTTTGAAACCGTGCCGGTTAACTTACGCAAAGCCTGACCCATAAGGCGTGGTTGAAGACCAACGTGAGCATCACCCATTTCGCCTTCAATTTCAGCGCGGGGAACCAAAGCGGCAACAGAATCCACTACAACAATGCCTATTTCACCGCTCTCTACAAGGCGAATCGTAATCTCTAAACCTTGTTCTGCATTGTTTGGTTGAGAAATCAACAAAGCGGGCAGGTCAACACCAATTGCAGTGGCGTATACGGGGTTTAGAGCGTGTTCTGCGTCAACGTAAGCACAAGTTAGACCCAAAGCCTGCGCTTCAGCAATTGCGTGCAACGCAAGCGTAGATTTACCCGACGAAGGTGGTCCAAAAAATTCTACAATTCTGCCCTTCGGCAAACCACCTACACCCAAAGCCATGTCCAACGAAAGGATACCCGTAGGTATAACCTCAACCGGAACAATGTCCGACTCGTTCAAACGCATAATAGAACCGGCACCAAATTGCTTGTTAATCTCATCAAGTACTGCTGATAAAGAATCATTTGCTTTAGTAGTCGCTTTTCTTGCCATAAAACCTCCATTTTCAATTTTCAAATTTGTACACATGTTATCAGAACATTTGTTCTGTGTCAAGTATTGACAAAACACAAACAATATGATAAAATCGAGCCATGACAAATTTGACGAACAGTGGTAACTATGCGTGGGAAGAAGGCGGAGAAATATTCGTCAAGTCCGTTTATGACGGCAAAATGGTCGAGGATTTTCGTGAAATTACGGGCAGACGGTGGGATGGAAACCGAAAAGTCAACATTTTCCCCCATTCTTCGCTTAATCAAATACGGGCACTTGCACCTAAATGGGGCATAACCCTAGGTGACGAACTAGAAGTAACTGGCCCTATGGACTTTACTGATAGCAAAAGAACTTATAACGTTGAAGTTGTTGATGGCAAGATTGTTATTTGCTTTGACTATAACCCTTCTCTTATTAATAGTATTAAGTCACACGTTCCCAGTGCTAAATGGGACCCCAAGGAACGAGCATGGAAAGTGCCTGAAAGGGACTTTGTTGATGTAATCCGTTTTTCTGTGGCTAGTGATTTTACGCTTTCACCTGAACTCAACAAAAGAGTTAGTGAAGTAATCATTCAATCTAAGGAGATGCGTGAGGCGTCCGAGTCCCTAAGTGCTGACATTGAAATCCCCGGCATTGCGGTGCCATTGCTTCCGTATCAAAAAGCAGGAGTCGCCTACATGCAGAAGGTTAGAAAAGGCATCATTGGAGACCAGCCAGGGTTAGGTAAAACTGCACAGGCTATTGCAACAATAGTATTAGAGAATCAATTTCCATTAATAGTTGTGTGCCCTAATACTTTAAAAATTAACTGGGAACGTGAGGTTAAAAAATTTTTTCCAAATTTGACCACTTCAATACTTACAGGCGGAAAGTCCGCCACGATTGAAAAGTCGGATGTAATCATTGTTAATTACGATATTTTGTATCAACGTAATGATGACATCATTGAACATGGATTTCTTTCTTTAGTCGTAGACGAATCACACGCAATTAAAAACGGGCAGAAGAAGCACAACTGTCCAGAGTGCGCCGCGGTTTGTCGGTCGAACGCAACGAATTGCGCTGGGTGTGGTGCCCGCGGGATTAAGCCAGTAGAACGCTGGACGGTGAAGCGTACTGATGCGGTTATGCGTCTTGCTAAGTTGCAAGGGCCTAACGACTTTACGTTGCTACTAACGGGAACCCCGATTACAAATCGCCCCGATGAGTTGATTCCGCAACTAGAAGCGGTGCGTTGTTTAGACAGGTTTGGTGGGGCGTGGCGATTTAAAAACCGTTATGCGCCTAAGCGCAACATGGCCATCAATACGCTGGAACTAAATAACAAAATGCGTGAGATGTGCTTTGTGCGCCGTGTCAAAAAAGACGTGTACGGAGAACTACCACCACTACGAAACGCTGTTCAATACTTGTCCATTGAAGACAAAAAAATGAACGAGTACCGCATTGTTGAAAACGACGTTGTTGAATACTTTGCACAGCGAGCCAAAGACCTTGCTGAAGAAGAAGGTAGCGACGGTACTGATGCGTACTGGCGTAAAAAAATTGCTTTGGAAAACTCTGTCAACCTAGTACGAATTACCGCTCTACGAGACGCCGTTTCAAAAATAAAATTTGATAGTACCTCGGAGTGGATTGACAACTTTCTTGAATCAAGTGATGGCGAGAAGGTAATTGTTTTTGCTGAGCACATTGACTTGGTGGAGAAATTATATGACCGCTACAAGGACGTGGCCGTAAAGATTCGTGGTGGCGTATCAGTTGCCGACCGCCAGAACGCGGTAGATAAATTTCAAACCGACCCGAAGTGTCGAGTGTTTGTAGCAAACATGACCTCGGCTTCAGAAGGTCTAACCCTAACCGCAGCGAGCGACGTGGTGTTTTGTGAACTTGGCTGGACCCCAGCAATCCATGAACAATGCGTCAGCCGTGCCTATGGACGTGTAAATGACATGCACGGTGCTACGGCGTGGTATCTTTTAGCACCTCAAACCATTGACGAAGACATCTATAGTCTGCTAGAAAAGAAGCGTAAGATTGTGGACTCTGTAACCGACGGTATTGACGTTGAGGAGCAGGGAAGTCTTATTGGCGAACTTGTCAAGACACTTGCGGATAGGGGCATGAAAAATGAAGGACTTAGTTGAGGTAAAGGGTCACCGCTATACAACAATCCCTGAGTGGATTTTGGACTCAAAAATTAGCGACCGAACCATCAGGCTGTTTGGCGTACTTAATCGCTACGCAGGCGAAAATAGACCCGCTTGGCCGTCGAGGAACACATTGGCGGAACGCCTTGGTTGCTCTGTCCCCAGTATTGACCGCGCCATTAGAGAGTTGGTCGAACTAGGAGCGGTAACGGTAGAAGAACGCAGGCGTGGAAATGGTTCAAGAACCAGTTCTTTGTACCATCTTTGGCCCTCTAACGAAATCAACAAACTTAAGTCAGAACCTATAAAAGTTCGTAAATTTGATGACAGCAACCTATCACCAGTGATAGTACCCCCTATCACCCATGATAGTACCCCCCTATCACCGGTGACGCCCCCAGAAGGAACATTAATAGAAGGAACATTAGAGAATAATATAATGTCTGTTAGTGACGATGAATTAGTTGTATCTAAATATACAAATGAATTTGATGAATTATGGTTGTTGTATCCAAGAAGCGACAACAAGTCGGGTGCGTACGAAAAATACAACACAACGCTTAAAAGAGGAACGACGCACCAGCAGTTATTGAACGCTGTTATTGCTTACGCCAAAGCACGTGAAGGTGGTGAAAAGAAATACAACATGCTCGGCGCAACTTTTTTTGGGCCACATGAACGTTGGCGTGATTTTGCATTAACTGAGGTTTCAGTTGAAATGTCACAGGAGCAAAGTACACTTGCTCAGATATGGGATGACTACGACCGCGGCGAGGATTGGACCGACCCAAAAACAAATGAAAAAAGAAGCACATTGCCAGCCGTCTTAGGTTACAATCGTCCTAAGAATTTAGATGGGCAATACGTTGACTTGAATGGCAAGCCATACGCAATAAATAATGCTGGCGAACGTGTCAGCGCAGATTACTGGGCAGGAAGGTAACAAAACGAGTGGGCAGTCAAAAGATTCCGCATGACTTTGAAGCAGAGGAATCTGTCTTAGGAGCAATGCTCCTTACCAACGAAGCAATTATTACCGGCATTGACAGCGTAAAAGTTGAAGATTTTTATAATCCAACAAACGCTCGTATTTTTGGTGCGATATTAAATTGCTTTTCTAAAGGCGTAAAAATTGACGCCGTGACAGTCGCTTCAGAAATGAACGACAATCAAATAATACCAATGTTGATTCAGTTCAGTCTGAACACACCTTCGTCAAGCAACATATCAAACTATGCAGCGATTGTTCGCAAGCACAGCATTGCTCGTTCTTTGATGGGAACGTTTGAAGAGTCAACAAAATTAATTCGCCTTGGTGAAGACCCATTTGAAATGGCAGAGCGTGTTGCAAAGATTGCTTCGGGTATTCAGAACTTTCATACCAAGGAACCTGAATCAATGACGTTGAAAGAATTAGAAGACAACGCAGAATTAATTGCACCAGTTGTTATTCCGGGCATGATGCACCGAGACTACCGAACGATTGTTGTTGCAGAAGAAGGTGCGGGTAAGTCGCTACTACTTCGTACGATTGCAATGACCGCCTCACAGGGTTACCATCCATTTAGTCATCAGAAAATAGAACCAGTACGCGCTCTTATTGTTGACCTTGAAAACCCTACCGAAGCAATTACACAAACCGCTTCACCGTTAATGCGCATGTTGCAAGAAAAAGACCCTGAGAGATTTAGTCAAGAGCGTTTACGTTTTTGGCGCAAGCCAGGTGGCATTGACATTCGTCGCCTTGCAGACAAAGCGGAATTGCAAAGAGAAATTATGTTTCATAAACCAGAACTTGTTTGCATTGGTCCAATTTATAAAATGTATCGCCGTAACTCTAGTGAGTCATACGAAGACTCTGCTGATGAGGCAATGGCGGTATTGGACGAACTTCGGACCCGCTTTGAATTTGCGCTTATAATGGAGCATCATGCGGCTAAAGGAAAATCAGGCGAAAAACGTGACCTTTCACCAATGGGTTCACAGCGCTGGATGGCATGGCCTGAAATTGGTATATCGTTGTACAAAGATGCAGAGGTTGAAGGAACTCTTAACGTAAAGCGTTATAGAGGTGACCGACTTCAAGGCGTTTCTTGGCCGGACAGAATTTATCGTAACAGGCAATGGCTTGTAGAAGGGGTTTGGGATTAATGACAGTAGTAGTTGCTTATACATGTGAAGACTGGTGTGGAATGTCATTTGACTCTGCTTCTAGCGACGAGGAAATGATTCTTGCTGCCACAACGCCAAAAGCAATCATTCACGCGGGGAACGGCATCATTAGTGCCGCAGGTTCTTGGCGCGTTATAAATCTCTTGTCGAAGTTAAAGGCAAGAAAAGTGAGCCCGGAGACAATTGTTTCCATGCTCAAAGAGGTAAAGGGCGAAGATGAATCTATCAAAGAGATGGAGATTCTTTGCGCTTGGCCCAATCGTCCGTTAGTTATCATTCAAGGTGACTTTGCGATGATTGAAATGGAGTCGCCTTATTTGGCGATTGGTTCAGGTTCCCCCTATTCACTTGGCTACCTTGAGGGTTGCGAAGAGATAGGCCCAGAAGAACTTAACTACGCCGTGGAAGTAGCAATTAAATACTCCCCCAGCGTGGTTGGCCCAGTAAAAAATCTTTACTGTGGGTCGAAGTAGAAGGGAATAGATGAAATATCTATCAATTGCTCTTTTGTCCATTAGTAGTTTTGGTTTAGGTGCAACATTGCCTACGTCTAGCGCGGCAGACGCACCACAAACTACAACTACAACTACAGACATAGGAGCATCTTGGAATCCTGCGTCGTTATTAACACCACCAGTTGCACCGCCTTCGTTGACGCACATTGATGCGCCAACAACGTTGCCAACAATGGTGCCACCACCACTTGTCTCTCCAGACATTATGGCCAAGTGGCAAAAAGTTGCTCAATGCGAGCAAGGTGGTAATTGGCACGCCAGGGGTCCTATTTATTCAGGTGGTTTAGGAATATTAGAAACCAATTGGGTAAAATATGGTGGATTAAAATTGTTTGGGCCGTTGTACGCTGCAAGTCCTGAACAACAAGTTTTTATCGCAAGAAAAATACAAGCAGCAGCAGGCATTCCAGAACACGTTCCCAACCAATTCGGTTGTGGTGGTGGCTGGTAAATAATCAAAGGTAAGAAATGAACTTCGAAGAATGGCTAAAGCATGGCATTGAAAACGGTTTCTGCACGGAACAGTTTTGTTATACACATGACGGTCCGCCAATGCACCCAACAGAAGAACGTGCATGGGAAGAGGGAACCGAACCACCTTGTCAGCAAATGATTAGGTTGGGGACGTTGGACGATTGGGAATTACCCGACTGGTGGTTTGCATAAAATGACAACAACTAAAATTGGAAACACATACTACGTAAACACTAGTTTTTGGATTAAGGTTTCAAAATGAACGAAGAAGAAATTTGGCTACAACACTACCCCGACAAAAAAATGCCGGGCGTTTCAGTGCCTCAAGAAGGCAAATGCGGAGCCAAACTTCGTAACAAGGAATTGAAGGAACTCGGTATCGTTCGTTATTGCAACAAAACCTCAGGCATGGGAACCGAACACCTCGGTGAGGGAACATGCAAATGGCATCTTGGCAACACAATTAATCACACAAGAAGTGCCGTGCATGTAAAGATGCAAAAAGAAATTGTAAACCTTTCACAAAAACTTGGCGAACCAGTACCATTAGGACCGCCCGAAGTAGAAGCATTCCAACTTGCATCAAAAATGAAAACATGGACGTTGATTCTTGAAGACAAGATGAGCGAACTTAATGGCATTCTTGAAGTAACTGACAAAGCAGGCATTGAACATGTTCGTGCTCTTATTGAAGTTATGGAACGAGCATGGGAACGTTATCAAGGCGCACTTGAATTTATGATGAAGTACGATTTGCGAAAAAGAGTCATTGAATTAGAGGAACACCAAGCAAATCTTGTTGGTGCTGCTTTTATGGCAATCATCCTCAGCAAAGATTTAAAGTTATCTGAATCGCAAATTGATATTGCTCGTCAAATGTTTTCAACCAGCATGATTGAACTTGGTGGAGAAATGGAACCAAGTTGGGCATCTGGAATCGTTGATGCAGAAGTCGTTGATTAAGAGTCAAACAAACAAGTAGAAAGCCCCCGCCTTTTTTGGCGGGGGCTTTTCTATTTCCGACACGGGAAATTATTCCGTTATGGCGTATTCTTTTTGCTCGCCAACATAGCGAACGTAAATAGTCCATACGCCCTCGCCACTTAGACGAGCGGTTGCCTCGTAAGGCAATGACGAACGATTAACGCCTGTAATGTTGTTGATACCCATCAGCGTACGAAGTGCCTGACCAGTGTCACCACCGGTCTTAGAGCCTTCTTTCCAGACAAACCACTCACCGGGGGCTTGCTGAAGTTGCTGACGACGAGCAACTGTCTTTACAGATGGTCCACGACCACCCACGGAATTACGTGGGCGAGGTGATTCTGCTTTCATTGGCTTAATACTGTTTGTTAATTCACTCATTTTGTTTCCTTTCTCAATAGTTTATTTTACAATCTTTAATAAGAGTTTGCAAGGGCACCAAGTCGTTCCAGCCTGATGCCCTTGCCATCGCTAGGTTTAACCCCAACGGCGTCGTGCGCCTTGGGCAGAAGGTCACGACTAAACGT